CCCGCGAGTGTTGTACTCTAAACTAAATGACGTTTTTCCCTGTGATGAGTGGTTTGCACCACCCTTTGCGCAACCGCGCAGCTTCCGCGTGCAACGTTATGCGGGAGATACACAGAGATTACGTCGGCGTAAATCATTTAGGCTAAAAACGCCTATTTCACCAAGTCCTCCAACGTCTCGGTTTGAGTTTGTACCTAAAACTTATGCTAAGCCTAGGGGGATTTGTATAGAGGAAAACGAAGTACAGTGGCTGCAGCAAGCGCTTAGATCAGCGCTTTACCAAAGAGTGGAGTCTCACCCCATTACAAAAGGGAAAGTTAACTTCACTTCTCAGGTGTGTAATGGTAAGCTGGCGTTGGAAGGGTCTTTGACGAAGGAGTGGGTGACGATAGATTTGTCCTCCGCTTCCGACTTGATTGCCCGACATCTAATAGCATACCTCTTTGGTGGTAATAAGCCGTTGCTAGATGCAATATTGGCTGTTTCCACTGAAGACATCACGCTGCCCCGTACCGTGCCCGGGCTCCCCGTAAGGGGTACTTTGCCCGTTAAGAAAATCGCACCTATGGGGTCCGCTGTATGTTTCCCACTTATGGCACTGACGATTTTTGCTTTAATCAGGGCCATACTTGATTCCTCGGAAGCCCCACGAGAAGACACACGAGAGGTGTACATTTACGGCGATGACATTATAGTCAAGTCGACCTGTGCACAAGCGGTTTATGATTGGTTGCCTATGTTCGGTATGAAAATTATCACCGATAAAAGCTTCCGATTTTCCCACTTTCGCGAATCTTGTGGAGTCCATGCCTATCGAGGTGTGGATATTACGCCAACGCGGTTCAAAAACTGCATTACAAGCAATACATGTCCTGCTGATTTTGCTGGTAGCCTTCGCCTCGAAGAGGCATTTTATAATAAAGGCTATTTGCTAACAGCAGAACGCTTCCGCAAGACCCTACAGAAAGTAGCCACGGAAAGGCATGTTGGAAAACTGCCATATGTGGATACTGAATCTCAACTACTCGGCTTTTTTCGAGATAGGCGAGGTGCGTTGCTTTGTGAGTTCGCAAAACACACAAAGAGGCGCTGGTGGGATCTTGCCCTGAATGAATGGCTGTACGAGGTACATGTTATCAAAGATTTTTTTGAGCGTGAGCCTCCTATAGTTAGAGAAGAAGATCGGTATCTCCGGTCCCTGCTTCTAAATTCAGCACAGGACGCGAAGTACGTGTATGGCTACTCTAAACGAACCAATTTCGTTAGAGTCGTTTTGCCTGAGTCAGCCTTGGGATACAGATGTTCCCCAAGGTCTTAACACGGCAAACAGGGCGAGTGTGTCAGCAACGACGCGCGAATTGAGCTATTAAAGCTCTTCGGAG